CTACCTCTGACAGATTACAGAACTGGTATGGGCGTAGCAGTATCTCACTGCAAGGGTTGCACCCGAAGTCATGTTCTGTATCACGTCTACCATTCTTAGCGGCTTGCTTCTTAGCAGATTCACGGTTGAAGATACCACGTTCACCTGACTTACTCTCGTACAGTGACACCCATTCACGCATGAATGTACCCATCTCAGGCTTGCCCTTGTACGCTACAGAGTTGTTAGCCAATGCACGTTGCCCTTCATTCTCCCACCACTGACCTGACTTGGCATGTGCCATCTGGTCATCGTTTAGATTAGACAAGCTAATCAGTGCCGACCTACGTACACCACCAACAACTACAACCTCACCAATCTTACACATGATGTCGTGACACTCAATAGGATATAGCCTACGACCTGCTGCACCCTTGAACTTCTGTACAACAAACTCAAACAACTCAACCAATGGCTGTGGACCTGATGCCCTACCACCAAATGTCTTGAGCCTAGCACCTGCAGGACGTACATCAGATACATCCCATGCTGGTATCTGGCCTATGTACAGCATAGCAATAAGTTCTTTCAGTGACTTTGCCCAGCCGGGTCTGCTATCGCCAACTTTAATAATAGTATCTGTACGATGAAAGTCTTCCGCTACGGTGGGTAGCTTGTCTATACAGTGGCGTTCAACGCTAAAGCCTACTCCTGTACCACACATAAGTATATACATAGTCTCATCGAAAGCACGGGGGCTATCTACAGGTACATATGAACAGTTATATCCACCTACATGGCAGCGGTCTAAGGCTGGTCCTGATGTCATCAATGCTCTCATGCTAGGCATGACACTCTGGTTGAGTACAGCCTCTTCTAACTCACCTCTCAGTGAATCAGATAGCTTATAGTTGTGACTATCACGTAAATGCCTAGCCATATAATCAAAGTATCTAGCGACAGTTTCACTCCATGTCTCCCTTCTCTGCTCATCTTCTTTCCATCGTGCATATCGGGAAAGAGCAATAAAGTTTTGGTAGTCTGTTGGTAATTGGTTGCTTATCATTTCATTACTCCATAATGGTTCTAATTGTTCTTATGTCAGCACCGTCTACATCATAAAAGTATTCACGTATGCCATCTTCTATCTCCTCACCTACCTGCCCATCAGCAGGTATAGGATATTCTTCTTCATCTACATCTATGGTAATGAACATTTTAACTCTTGCCATCTGCCATAACCTCTTCAATCAACTTGTCCAAGTACCACTTGGCTTTCTGCAAATCCTCTAGGGGCTTGTCTTTATAGTCAAAACGCCAAAGGTATTTGAGTATGTTACCCTGCAAGTAATACTTAAACCCCTTGTCGGTGGCAGCAGAGATAGCATGGATGCACTCAATACCTGTTTGATTATAGTGTGGTGGATTATTAACCATGTCCACATTACCATATGCTTCTTTAGCTATTTGCTCTGCTTCTGCCATCTTCTTCATGTATGTATCATGCCTCATGCTGAACCCCTTGTCTTACTGTTAAAGTTTAAATGTACTATGTTACCATCATAGGTTTTCTCTACACCTGCTTCTTCCTCTAGTTCTACACTAATATCCATCTCATTGTCAATAACCTCCATCACATAATCGTGTGCAATGTCACGTATTTCTTTTGATTCTTCCATGATAGGTACGGTAGCACACATCATCTTAGCAAAGTGCATCACTTGTCCGTAGTCATCATCATCCATCGGGTTATCAGGAAAAGCTATAATAGATACGTCAATTTCACCAGTCCATTTACCATCGTCATCCGCAAATGGTCTGATGCGTATTACAAAGTCTTCATCCTGCATCTCTTTCTTAATACGTTCTATATCCATGTGTCTATCTCCTTTTTACCTTAGTTCCTCTATACTTAATAAAACTCTTATGTTTATTCTTGCCCCTCTCCTTTAACCAATCCTCTGGTATAATCCGGTCATAGTATCGGAACCCATGTTTAATACACCATTCACCATAGGTAGACTTAGCACCTTTACGCAGCTTAGTCCTACTGTTAGTGAAGACAAAGCGTATATCTAGTTTAGGGTGCTGCTTTTTAACAGCCAAGTGCTTACGTCTATCTGCTGTAGTGAATAACCCCTTTGTCTCAATCATTATACCGTTGTCCAGCACAAAGTCTGGTGTATAGGTACGGTAGGCTAGGTCTTCCCACTCAATCTTTATCTCTTCATACATAAACTTATAGTTACGTTCTTTAAGATAGATTGAAACAGTATGCTCTAACCCACTACGATACCCATACTTTAGTGCGTTACGTCTAGCGTTATGCCGCACGTACCTCTCCTATATAAGAGATTATAGGCGGGTTCTTTGCCTGTGACTTAACAGCAGGTAGTTCCCTTAGAGTAGGCCAACAATCAAAACGATAGCTGCAAAACCTACACCCATCATTAAGTACTTTATTACCTGTCTCCTTGCCTCTAAACTTCTCTGGTACTGGTTGAAAACACTTTTCAAACTTGTTCTCCTTTACTGTTGCTACGGTATTCTTAATCTTCTTAACCTCTGCATCAAGGTCAAGTCCTGTTGCTGGTACATACTTGAAAGCACCATTAGCTTTGTTGACTACCCACCAGCCACCGACTTTCTTGCCTGATGCCTTTGCATAGCCAGCTAATTGGCTTACGTATCCGAACCCATCACCACTGGCAAGGGTATCGTAGGATTCAAATTTGTTTCTGTATGACCAGTCGGAAGCTGATTTAATATCATCGACAGCATCGTTAATGACAATATCATATGAGCCGCGAATGCTATCGTCACCAACGTCCAGATGAACGGTTTCACTATCTTCATATTGCACTCCTGCTTCCTTTAGCAATCCCTTGAAGACAGCTTCAACGATGTCTCCAAGCATCATGTTCATTATGAATGTGGTAGGGAAGGGCAAAGCAGCTTCAGGTTTATTCTTCTCATACCATAGCTGGCAGGAAGGTCTGCCAACATTAGACATACGTAACCTGAAGTCACCTCGCTTAGTTTCCCCACCAAACTGACGCTTCAGTGCATCGGATATATCTGTGGCTACTTGTTTTATAGTATCTTCAGACATTTTACTGTCACCTTTGACAGCACTATCCATGTACTGATGTAACGCCAGTTCAGCAGGATGGTTCATTACGCTACCTCTTCTTCAATATCTACAATATCGTCAAGAGATAGGTCATCCAAATCCTCATCATGCTTGCTCGTAGCTTTCTCTGAGTAAGCATTGATGATGTACTCGTTGTAGTTCTGAACCCAACCCATGAAGTCACCAAACTTATCTTGGTCATCTTGCGATAACTCAACAGTACTGGTAACATCCATAGATGCTAGTGGTAGATAGAAGCTATTACCGTTAGGCAGCTTACGCTCTTCACTATTCAAGGTAACGCTATGCTGCACTGGTAGACGCTTCATCTTAGCCAGCTTAGTAAAGATACCACCGATAGTCTTGAATGCGTCACGGTTCTCTACTTCCCAAATGAATGGGGTAGTCTCTACGTCAACAGGATTACCGTTGACATCTTTAGCATTAATCAACTCGACAGTGCCAAGCACCACACGTACTCGCTTGATTGACCTGATTAATTCCTTAGTCGCATCAGGCAGTGAGTTGTAGTCTTCAATCCAGCCAGCAGGTTTGCCACAATTAAAACCACCATCGTTATCTTTCAAGTCCATGTTCAGCGTGTCAGCCATCACAGTCTTAACGTAACGATTAGGCACACCCGGTGTACCCATCACAAACTTCTTATACATGAAGCGTTGCATGAATGGACGCATGATTGCGGATTCAGCATAGTAAGTGGGACCATCAGGTATCTCTAGCTTATATGTACCAGCTTTAACCAAGATAGATTCTGCACCCAATATAGGTGAGTGGTTAAGGCGTAGCCTAGCTAGGAACATACCCTGCTTCTTTTGTGCAGGGGCTTCGTTTGCCATGCCCATAGCTTTAGCCATCTCAGCATAGTTATTAGTATCAATAGTTGTAAGTTCAGTCATATGTTTAACTCCTTTTCAGTTGTGGAATGCATAGTTATATCAGGTTACGTCCTTGGTGTCAAGCCAATTCGGACCTATCTTTGCCTCTAATAATAGTGGCACATTGAAGTCCATCCCCCACCTAGTAGTGATGAGTTCAGGTAGTGCAGCATTAGTACTGTCTATGACTTTGATAACCTGCGCTTCTTCGTCAGGATGTATGTCAATAACAATACTGTCATGCACTGTATTTACTATACACGATTGCATACCCTTTAGCAACTCATCAATGTGCAGCAATGCAATAGGTACAATGTCTGCAGTAGCGAATGATTGCACAGGATAATTCTTTATCTGTGTAAAGTGAGAGACACGCCCTGTAGATTTACGTACCACATCGGGGAACGCAAACTCTCTACCGCTAGGCGTGGTTATCTTTTGTGTGTTCACAGCTTCTTTAGCCAGTCGGGAGTGCCAAGCGGCAACTCCTTTGTATTTGGCTGTGAAGTGTTCGTAGT